AAGCTCAGGCGATGCTGAAACAGAATTCCGCCCTCGGAGCGGAGCTGCGACGGACAATGGAGGAACTGCGGCGCGCGGCACGGTGTTACCCACTGAATGTATTGGCACCAGTGACGTGGGTGGCGGGAATGGATGGGAATGCGTGGTTTTGAGTGGTCAAACGGCCTGTTTATGCGGGTTTAAATGGCGTTGGCCGGGTGAGCGTTGTGTGGCGGTGGTGACAAATTAACCGTAAGACTTTTTGAGGGCAATCTGACGTGTCTTGCGGCTGGTTTGGCACCACCATGTTCGAACCATTTACTTATTCAGAAGGGAAAGCAAGGTCCCCTCCAGTTTACCATTCGGTTGGCAGGTTGTGCCACCATCAAATGTTGCCCACTGTCCGGAGTTGAAAGAAACCGTATCGCTTATCGTTTGATACCGGCCAGTAGCATTTAGCAACATAATTGTTTTGGTTACAATATACTTGGTATTGACGCTTGCTATACATTGATCGCCCTGCTTTTCCTCGATTATTAAATTTATCCTCCCATCTAGACTCATCTTCCTCTTTACATGAAAATACGCCCCATTTTCAAGAGTTTCATATTCCTGATTTGCCTTCGATGCGGGGAAATCATAGGTTCTTTCGCCCCTTGCGTTACTTACATATGAGACTATTCTTCCACAATCAATGTATTTTTCAGGGTCTCCGCTGTAGCTTAAATTTATCAACCCAGAATCCTTGTCTAGATTGTTGATTACAAAAAATTCTTTTCCAAGAGCAGGGATAATTTTTTTCCAAATCTCATCTTTGCTTTGGTGCAGAGTTATCGAATTGTCTGTAGGTGGTGTCCCTTTTGGATTGAAATACTCAACTTTTCCTGCACATCCAGATAAAAAAAATACCAACAGAATAATAACTGATTTTTGCATAATCTCTCCCCCTTTAACTACATCTTCCCACCGCGCCAGACCACCCGGCCTACGATGTTCAGATCGTTCTTGTTTATTTTTACGCGGTCGTACCTTTGATTGTCGCTTATGACCGTCACCTGGTCGCCGAAGCCGACCTGGAGTCGCTTGGCGAGCAACAGACCGTCGGTGCGGATCACGCTGATGCCGCCATCGACAATGTTGGTCTGTGAGAGGTCGACCAGGAGCAGATCGCCGTCGTAGAAGGTCGGCTCCATGCTGTCTCCGCGGGCGGTGACCAGGACCAGGTTGCGCAGCTGCAGGCCAAGGCGTTGCAGCCAGGAGCGTTTGAAGGCGAGTTTTTCCACCACCTCTTCGCGATCCGGCCAGACGCCATGTCCGGCCGAGACCTCCACGGCATAGCGGGGCACCAGGTCGTAGTCATCCTGGATGTTTTTGTCAGACACGGCAAGCGCGTAGTGGTCTTGCTTCTCGTTGACGGTCACCCCTTCCGACTCACCCGCCCGCATCGGGCCTTCGCCAGTAGCGAGCCATCCAGTGCGAACATTAGCGGCTTTAGCTATCGCGACAAGTCTGTCGAGGGACGGGAAAGTCGCACCGCGCAAATAACTGCGCAGCACGGCATCTGATAGCCCGCACTTCGCAGCAAATCCCCTCACGCTGGTCTCACCAATTGCGCCTTTAAGGCGCTTCGAGAAACTTCCGACTTCCCCGAGAGAAGTCGGAAGTTTGCTGTTTTTTAAGTCGGAAGTTTCCAAGTTTTGATAACTCACCGTTTCTGCAAGGTTTTTTGCGCACCACAGGCCAAGCCGCAAGTAAATAAACTCGGAAGCGCGGATTTCCTCTTGACGTGCGTTTATTTCCTCGCTATCATCTGCCCATATCACGCTTAACAAAGTAAGCGAACCACATCAAAAAAAAGGAGCTAGACGATGCCCCCCAAAAACAGTTCAGACATCGACGCGTTGCACGCGAAGATCGATTTCCTTCGAGAGCGGCTGACCGTTCAGGGAGGAACCATTTCCACCGAGGAACTGATTGCCGTCCTTGCCCGGGGGGTCCGTTGCCAGTCGCGCGACTGCCGGTTTTTGGTGTTTCCTGACCGGTGCTCTTTTCGCGAGCCGTTTATCCGATTTGGCCGGTGCCTGTACTACAACAACCAGTTGCCTCTCGAAGACGTGTTTCCGGCCTATCGAGACGTTACCCCCCCCGAAGCTCCGGGGGAATGACACACCTCGCCATGTCGCCTTCGCAGGGGCAAGGCGGATGGATTGTGCCAGGAGTATGTTCCGATTCCGGGTGGGTGCAATGAGCTGTCGTACACCTTTCGGGTTTGTGGTGCCCCAGAACCGTACTGCGAACCAACGCATTTTCAACAATGAAATGAGGGCATTTCATGTGTCTGTCTCCCTTATTTGAAGGATCTGCAGAATGAAACCGCAACGTATCCGCGCCCTGATGGTCGCCAAGAAAATTACCAATATCGAGATCGCCCGCGAGCTGGGCGTGTCCCCGGTGAATGTCCACGGGGTGATCTACGGCAAGTGGAGCAGTCGGCGGGTCGCCGTGACGATAGCCCGCAAGTTGGGAAAACCACTGGAGCAGGTTTTCCCGAAATATGCCGCGTGACAGCTAGACAGTACCAAATCAATTAAGGTGCCGCAATGACTAGAAGGGGAAAAAGAATCGTCAACGATCCGAATCAGCTGAGCCTGCTCGACCTGCTGCAGCAGGACCGCGAAGAGCGGCTTGCCAAGGCACCCGGACGGCTGTGCGTGTCGGCCAGGCTGCAGGCGGCGATAAGGGCGGCGGTCAAGTCCGCGCCGAAAAGCCGGGAGACGATCGCGGATGAGATGGCCGAGCTGACAGGCAGCGCGATCAGCGTGCACCAGATCAACAACTGGACCGCCGAGAGCCATCCGCACCGGATGCCTGCCGAGCTGGTGCCGGCGTTCTGTGAGGCGACCGGCAGCATCGAGCCGCTGCGGGTGCTGGCCGAGGCGGCCGGGGTGTTCACCCTGCCGGGCGCAGATGCCCTGCGGGCCGAGGTGCAGAAGCTGGACGAGCAGGCCAAGCGGATCGCCGCCGAGAAGCGCAAGCGTCTGCTGTTTTTACAGGAAATGGAAGCTCGATAACCACATGAAGGAGGTCAAACGATGCACGGACAAGAGAACCACATTGACATGCGTGAGGATTACACCTGGTTTCTTACACGGGCCCACTCAAAGACGAGTCGTTTCAACGGTTTTATGGTTGTCGAAGAAACGGAAAGAATCAGGCATCTGCGCAACGCAGATGGAATCTTTTTCCTGATAGGAGTCGACGCGACAATTACAGGAAAATTCCCAATCGGCGGTGTTGTAGAAGATTGCACATTTATCGCGTTTCCGGCCACACGGGAAGGTTTTCGGAAAGCATACAGGGTTGCTCGTTGTCTCGTAAAGACCGGCCGGGCATCAATGCCGAAGATTGGGGCGCCCGACGTTTTTGTTCAGCCATCTATTTATCATCAGATCCATTAGCAACACGCAAGCTGCAATCAACCGACCCACCAACACCGAGGCCAACTATGGCGACACAGGAGTGGTACACAGCACAAGAAGCGGCCGGTCTGCCGGGGATGCCTGGTACCGAGCGCGGGGTTCGTGACAAGCTCAAACGCGAACGCGTTCGGCGGCGCAAGCGCGCCGGACGCGGCGGCGGATGGGAATATCACAAAAGCGGCTTCCCCAAAGAGACACAGGACTACCTGCTCGACGCTGCCATCGCCGCCCTGCCCGAGCCGAGCTGTCCCCTACCCGCCACCAGCCAGGCGCTGCCGCCGGCTGAACTCGAAGCCCTGCCCGCCCCGGCCACGCTGGCCAGGTGGCAGCGCGACACCATGGATGCCCGGCTGACGATCCTTGCCCTGGTCGACCAGTTGGCGCAGACCGTCAGTCTCAACAAGGCGATCGACCGGGTTGTCGCCCAAGCGAAAGCCGAGCTGCTGCCACCCCACATTCAGGCGCTGATCCCGGTCGCCAACGCCCGCAGCGGCAAAGGTGGCGGTAAGCGTACCCTGTCGCGTCGCACCCTGTTCCGCTGGCGCGAGCTGCGCACCCTCGGCAGCACTGCTCTGGCCCCGACCGAGGCCCGCAAGAAGCCCGTGCCGCCTTGGGCCGTCTACTTTTTGAAGTGCTACCAGATCCCCAGCAAACCCTCGGTGCCGCTGGCGTTGGAAGAGACGGAGAAGATCCTGCCCGATGGCATCGACCTGCCGAGCGAGTCACAGGCGCGCCGGTTCCTCGCCAAGATGAGTGCCGTCGAGCGCGAAAAAGGGCGCCGTAGTCCGAAGGAACTGAAATCCATCAAGTTATACCGCAAGCGCGACACCAGCGACCTGGTCCCGCTTGAAGTCGTGCAGTGCGACGGTCACAGCTTCAAGGCCCGGATCGCTCACCCGCGGCACGGCAAGCCCTTCCATCCTGAGGTCTGCGCCGTCATCGACGCCGCCACCCGCCTGGTGGTCGGCTGGTCCGCGGGCCTGGCCGAATCCGCCGAAACCGTCGCCGACGCCCTGCGTCACTGCATCAGCACCGGCCCCGACAAAGAGCGCGGCGGCATCCCGGCGATCTTCTACACCGATCCCGGCAGCGGCAACAAGGCCAAGGTCAACGCCGACCCGGTGTTCGGGCGCTACGCCCGGCTCGGCATCACCTTCAAGACCGGCATTGTCGGCAACAGCCAGGCGCGCGGTCTGGTCGAGCGACTGCAGCAGTCGCTGTGGATCCGCACCGCCAAGCTGCTGCCGACCTACACCGGCAAGGACATGGACAGCAGCGTCGAGCACAAGGCTTACCGGCTGCTGATGCAGGATGTCCGGCAACGCACCAACAGCGGACTGCTGCCGAGCTGGGGGCAGTTCCTCGATCTTTGTGCCCAGGCGGTTGACGACTACAACAACCGCCCCCACAGCGCCCTGCCGAAGATCACCGACGCCGGCGGCAGGCGCCGCCACATGACACCCGCCGAGATGTGGGACCTGCACATCCGCAACGGCTGGGAGCCCGACACCGTCGACGACCAGGAACTCACCGACCTGTTCCGGCCGCGCATCCAGGTCACCACCCGGCGCGGCACCGTGCGCCTGTTTACAAACGTGTATGCCCACAGCGACCTGCAGCATTACAGCGGCGAACAGGTGCTGGTTGAATACGAGCCCCAGGACGGTCGCTACGTCTACGTGCGTGATATGGACGAGCGCCTGATCTGCAAGGCCGGGTTTGAGTCCAACAAGAGCCGCATGTACCCGGTCAGCGCCACCGACGCCGCCATGGACAAGCGCGCCGACGCCCGGCGCAAGCGCCTGGAACAAAAACTGATCGAGGTTGAGGAGGAACGCCGCGGCGTGGTGGAGATCCTGCGCGAAGGCGAGACCCTGGTGCTGGGCAACAACGAAGAAAAGGTCGAGCGCCTGCAGCAGGTCCGCCGCCAGATCGAGCACGAGATGCAGCAGACAAATGTCGTCGAGATCCCGCAGGACGATGGCGGCCGCTACCGCTACTGGTGCCAACTGGAGCGAAGGGTCGAGGCAGGAGAGAGTTTAAGCGAGCGTGAACAGAGGTTTTACAAGGGGTTTGCGCGGACCGACATCTTCCGGTCGTTCCGCGAGATGGAGCAGGAACTGGCGATCAAATAAGCAGACGCCGTGCTGCAACACGGCGTCCAGGAGGGGCTTTTGCCCGAACAACAACCAACAGGAGGAAGCATGACACACGGAACCGAAACCGTCAACACCGTCGCCCCGCTGGCCAACGTCGGCCTTTGCGCCGGCGCCCTGGAGCGGGCCATCAACCGCCCGGCGCACCTGCCCGGCATGAGCTGCCTGTACGGCCCGTCCGGCTGGGGCAAGAGCACCGCCGCCAGCTACGCCGCCAACAAGCACCGCGCCTACTACATTGAATGCAAGAGCACCTGGACCCGCAAGGCAGTGCTGCTGGCGATCATCAAAGAGATCGGCCTGCCGCCGGCCAAGACCATCTACGAAATGACCGACCAGATCTGCGAGCAGCTGGCCCTCTCTGGACGGCCGCTGATCGTTGATGAGATGGACCACCTGGTCGACAAGGCTGCCGTTGAGATCATCCGCGACATCTACGAGGGCAGCGGCGCCGCCATCCTGCTGATCGGCGAAGAACGGCTGCCGGCCAAGCTGCAGAAGTGGGAGCGTTTCCACGGGCGGATCATGGACTGGGTTCCCGCACAGCCCGCCGACATGGACGACACCCGGCACCTGGCCCACCTCTACTGTCGCGATCTGGACATCGCCGACGACCTGCTGCAGGCGCTGCTCGACGCCTCGCACGGCTCGGTGCGGCGGATCTGCGTCAATCTGCAGGCGGTGCAGCTCGAAGCCCAGGCCCAGGGACTCGACCGCATCACCCTGGCCGACTGGGGCAAGCGCCCCTTCTTCACCGGCCAGGCACCGGCACGGAGGATCGCCTGATGTCGCTCAAGCCTGTTGATCAGAGATCTCCGGACGAAAAGCGTGAGGCGATCTGGGCCGCGATCCGCGAGCTGCAGACCTTTACCCTCAACCGGCTTTTCTGGAAGGTCCGCATGGAGCGTAACTCGATCCGCGACTATGTCCTCGGCCTGAAGAACGCCGGCTACATTGAGGATATCGGCGTCGTCGTCGAAAACACACGCCAGGCCAAGCAGTACCGGCTGATCAAGGACATCGGTCTCGATGCCCCCAGGGTGCGCCGGGACGGCACCCCGGTCACCCAGGGACTGGCCCGCGAACAGATGTGGCGGACCATGCGCATCCTCAAGGAATTCACTCCGGAGGAGCTCGCCATCAACGCCAGTACCGAGGCCTGCGAGGTCAAGGTCTCCGACGCCAAGAAATACTGCCAGGCTCTCAATAAGGCCAGTTACCTGATCGCCACGCAGCCGGGCCGGGGCCTCCACCAGTCCCGCTACCGGTTCCTGCCGAGCCGTTTCACCGGCCCGAAACCGCCGCAGATCCAGCGTACCAAGCATGTCTACGATCCCAACCTCGGCGAGGTGGTGTGGAGCAGCCGGGAGGTGACCTCATGACCGCGAACGACCGCATGAAACTGCTGCGCGAAAAGATCACCGAGCGCGGCCAGGCACAGGTTGCCCGCGAGCTGGGATACTCGGCCTCCGCCATCAATCAGGTGCTGCACGACAAGTACCAGGGGAGCCTTGACAACCTGCTCGAACGGGTCGCCGAGGTGTACGGCAGTGAGTCTGTCGATTGCCCGATGCAGGGCGAGATCCCGCTCGGCAAATGTGCCGCCGAACGCCGCCGCCCTTTTGCCGCGACCAACGCCCAGCGGGTACGCCAGTGGCGTGCCTGCCGCAACTGCCCGCTTAACAAGCGATAGGAGGCTCCATGGACTTTTACACCGGATTTTTTGTCGGCGCCGTGTTCGGCACCCTGATCGGCATCACCCTTATCTGCATCCTGGTGTTGCACAGGGATGGCGACGCAATGGAGGTGGATCATGAGGAGCAATAGCCGACAGGAGTCACTCCGCTGCCCGAAATGCGGCGCCGGGCGCTCCGCTCTCTATTTGGCTCACCGCTACCTCGAAAGCGGCCAGCAGCTGCAGGAGATCGCCTGCCGGATCTGCGCCTGCGTGCTGGCCAGCCGGGAGGTGTGGTTGACGCGGATGCCGGTGCCGGCGCCAGGCCGGAAAGCACCGCAGGGGCGGCTGGTCAACAACGTCCCCTGCGCCGTGGTTGGCTGCGACAAAAAGCACAGCGGACAGGCGCGGTTGCCGCTGTGCGGGAAGCATAACCACCGGCTGCACGGCTGGCAGCAGGGCAAAAAACATATCGTGCCGCCACCCGTCTCATACACCAACGGCGTCTGGATCCCGCGCGAATCAACTGTCATCCCCGGCGTCCGTCTTTAAGAAAAGGAGAACCACCATGAGAATCAGTGACCAGCAACTGGAGCACCTGGCCGAGCGCTTTGTCGGCAACCGGGTGCGGCAGATCCTGAAGATCACCTTTGAGCAGTACTTGACCAGACCGGATGAGTACGACCGCATGACCGCCGCCTTCGAGGCCGGCTACGGTGTCAGCATCCAGAACGGCGTGCCGCGGGTTGTGACGGTGCATTAATTAACCATTCAAGGAGCGATAAAGATGGCCAGAAAAACCAAGATCAAGACCGAAGCCCTGAACCTTAAAGTCCCGCAGAACCGCCAGGAGGCAACCGAGTACATCGCCGAGATCGGACGACTGCAGCGCGAGCGAGAGCGGATCCAGGCGGCGATGAACGACGAGATCGCCGCCATCAAGCAGCGCTACGAAGAACAGGCCCGGCCGATGGCGGACGATATCCGCCAGTTGACCGACGGCATCCATACATGGTGCGAAGCCAACCGGCAGGAACTGACCCACGGCGGCAAAGTCAAGACCGCCAATCTCAGCAGCGGCGAAGTGCGCTGGCGGGTGCGGCCGCCCAAGGTCAATCTGCGCAACATCCCCGGCGTGATCGAGGCCCTCAAAAGTCTTAAGTTGATCCGCTTTATCCGCACCAAAGAGGAGATCAATAAAGAGGCGATCCTGGCCGAACCGGAAGCCGTCGAGCACATCAAGGGCATCTCCATCACTCAGGGGGAAGACTTCGTGATCGTGCCGTTCGAAACCGAACTGGAGGAGGTGGCCTGATGTTGCTCGGCAGACACGCAACCGTCGTTGCCCGTAACAAGCTGGGCCTGTCAGACGATTGGCAGATCTACGCCTTCGATCGGATCGATGATACCGACGCCACCAAGGTGAAGCTCGGCATCCCGACCAAACTCGGAAACGGAGATATCGTCTGGGGCGAAAAAGAGAGGCTCGCCGTTATCACCGAAGCTGAAGTAGCCGCAGAATTTGCCAGGTATGAAGCCGAAACCGGCAACTGCGGCATGTGCCTCGGCGAAAAAGAGATCTTTGCCAGATGGCACTATAAGGACGGCTTCACCACGAAACCCTGCCCACGGTGCTGCTCAACCGAGGAGGTGGCCTGATGCGCATGGGAGTCACCATCGGCCAGCGGCACTACCTCAGCCGCGACAACATCCCGGCCCAGGTGTTCGAACGGCCGTTTGTACGGTGCGAAGACTGCAGCGAGCGCTGCCGCGGTGACAACCCGGGACCTCTTGGCGGATGCCGGGCCGGAGAGAGGAGGAGACATGTTTGAGGTGCGTGCCAACTGCGGCAACAGCCGCTGCAAGACCAAAGTGTTCGTGGTCGAGCGTCCGGACGGCTGTTGCGAATACGCCAGCGGGAAACCTATCAAGATCATGAACGAATGGTGCCCTGAGTGCGGTATGCAGGCTACGGTGAGCATTGTCAAAAAGGTGAAATGAGCGAAACCGGTCAAGGGGACAGGCACCTTACGGAGCCAGTCCCCATCCGGTCGGTCGGGGGTGGCGCCCCGGTCCTGATGAGCAGCCACAACGACAACCGGGCGCGGCATGCAGCGCCCACCTTGGCCGTCGGGGTTTTCACCCTCCTGGCCCCGGCGGCATTTTTTTACGGAGACACCATGCACTGCGGCGATTGCAGATACCTCGGCTGGTTCGGTTTGATGGCCTGGTGTCGGCACCCTGAGCACATCAGACAGATCAAGCACTGGGGCCGCAGCTGCAGTGAGCACGTTTTATACGACGTCAAACCCCTGCCCGGCCACCAGTTGCCCCACCCCGAGCCGGTCAACCTGGAGGAGAGTCATGGGAACGATCCGCTACGCCAAGGTTGAGAGCAGCCCCCGTCTGCAGCGGGCCCTCGATCTGCTGCAGGACGGTCAGTGGCACAGCACCCGCGATATCGTCCGGGCCGCCGATGTCTGCGCCGTCAACAGCATCATCACCGAGCTGCGTTGCAACGGGTTCGATATCGTGACCCGCTGCGTCGGGCGGGGGAGGTACGAATACCAGTTGGTGCTGGAGAACCAGGGGAGTCTTTTTTGATGGATCAGATGACGCAATGGCTCGACGCCAACACCATGACCTGTGAGCGATTCGAGGCACGGATCACCGCGGCCGCCTGCCGGTCCTACGCCAAGGCCAACCCGGCACGCTGCGAGGATTGCGATCGCGCCGGTGGACGCCGCAGGAAGCGTTGCACCGTAGATGGCTGCCGGCGCGAATACTACGCCAAGGGGATGTGCAAATCGCATTACCAGCAAGCCTCCCTGGCGCGGAAAAAAGAACGGGAAAGGGCTCGGCAATGAGCGATCGCTGCAATGCAAAAACCGAAGTCTGGGCGCGGGTGTGCGGGTTTTTTCGGCCGGTGAACCAGTGGAATCTTGGCAAAAAACAGGAATATCGCGACCGCAAGCACTACCAGGTCGACAGCGCCAGACTGGGCAACGTAAAGCGGTGCAAGGCCGAGTGCGGCGAGGATAGGCACGGCAAAGCGAAGCAAGGGAAACTCTAAGGGGCGCACATGAAACTGGCCAGCAAAAAGCAGATCCAGCTGATCCATATCGCCAAGGCAAAGCTGGGAATGGACGACGAGGCATACCGCGCCCTGCTGCACGATCGCTGCCGGGTCGCCAGCAGCAAAGACCTGACCTATGCTCAGGCCTCACGCCTGATCGACGAGCTGAAGCGTAAGGGCGGCATCGACCCGCGCAAAGGACGGCCGCGCAACATGGGCGGCCGCAACAGCCGCGACCAGCAGTTGAGGAAGATCGAGGCGCTGCTGACCGTGGGCGGGAGGCCCTGGAGCTATGTCGATGCCCTGGCGCAGCGCATCTGCAAGGTCGACAAGGTGGCCTGGGTGCCGAACCATGAGCTTTACAAGCTGATCGCGGCCTTGAGGCGCCAGGCAAAAAGAGAAAACTGGGATCTGTCGGGGGAAAAATAATGCAGGGCTTGACACGGAAAACCGCAATCGGCTACCGTGAACCCGCTGTCGGCAAAATCCGGCAGCCGGGTTTGGCAGCCCGGAATACCAGAGGCGGACACACCGCCTGCAATTCTGGCGGTCTTTTTGTGTCCACCACAAGCATGGTGCACCCGGTTGGGCGCGTCGTGCGGGAGGCCTTCGGGCCTGCCGGCTTCCTCTGGTGCCGGTCTGCCAACCCGTGCGGCGCGCCCTCTTTGCGTTTGGCAGCGCAAGGGGCGCAGAACCCCAACCAGAGGAGGCTCACCATGCAGCACCCACCGCACGACCATCCCATCGACATTCTGACCGACTGCGCCGGCAAGGCGGCGTTTCTCGCCGACGCCCTGGCCGGCTGCGTCCACCAGACCAGCCACGACCTGAGCCCGCGCGGGCTGCAGGGCCTTGGGCTCTACCTGACCGAACTGGAGCGCGACCTGGCCTGCGCCGCAACCCTGATTGAGCGAAAGGAGATGGAATCATGATGAGCGAAATGACCGTACTGCCGCCGAATGCCCTAGTTGAAAAGAATGGCAAGATTGTGACTACCAGCCTGAAGGTTTCAGAGACTTTTGGAAAGCGGCATGACAGGGTGTTGCGGGCCATCAAAGACCTTGATTGTACGGATGATTTTCGCCTCCCCAATTTTGGGGAGGGCCTCTACGCCGACAAAAACGGCCAGATGCGCCCCATGTACGAGATGACCAGAGACGGCTTCGTTTTTCTGGTTATGGGGTTTACTGGACCGAAGGCGGCTCGCTGCAAAGAAGCCTATATCACCGCCTTCAACCAGATGGAGCAGGCCCTGCGTCAGCGGCTGTTCGTCGCGCCGGAGCCTAAAACCGTAGAAATCGAAGAGGCCGACTACTACAAGATGAAAGCCGAGCTGGCCGAACTGAAGCTGGAAAACGTTCTGCTGCGCGGCAAAAAGCGGATGCCGTTCAGTGACGAAGAGGAAGCCTATATGCTGAGGGCGCGGCAGGCTGGCGCCAGTTACGGCGAGATCGCCAAAGATCTCGACAGGGCCACCGGATCAGTCAGCAACTGGTTTCATCGGCGGCACAAACAATAAGCGAAACAGGGCTTCGGCCCTGTCGTCCGGGGGTGGCGCCCCGGGCCTGATGAGCAGCCGAAGGGAAACCATGCAACTCACCTGCCCCATGTGTCACGGTAAATTCAGCCTGGAGTCCGCCCTGGAAAGCGATGCCGCAGGCGAGCTGCTGGTGCTGCTCTCCCAGGCGGGACCGGTGGCGCGGCCGCTGGTCGCCTATCTCGGCCTGTTCCGCAGTAAAAGCCGGGCGCTCTCCTTTGAGCGCGCCCGGCGTCTAGCGTGCGAGGTTATGGATATGGGCATCGAGCCGAGCGTACTGATTGTTGCTCTCGGCAAAACGGTAGAGTCATTGCGCCAGAAGCGCGACGCCGGGTATGTCCGCCCACTGAAAGACCACCGCTATCTGGCCAGCGTCATCGAGTCGACAAAAGCCGAAACGAGTGCCACCGGTCTGTCTGCGTCACCGGCTTCTATGGACGCCGCGCCCCGCGGCAAACGCGCCCAGGCGATCGCCGCCCTGCAGCAGTGGGCCGGAGACTGCTGGGTGCGCCGCGAGATCGCCCACGGGCTGCAGGCCCTGGTCGCTCTCTCCCGCCCCGGCACCCCGGCCGCCGACACCATCACCCTGACCGCCGACGTCTGGGAGGTCGCCATCCGCGGCAACCACCGTATGGAACTGGAGGAGATCGACGGACCCCGGCTTCACAAGGCATTTAAGGGGCTCATAAAACAGCCCCTGAAAGACTGGCCCGACCCGGCCGCCCTGGCGCCGCACATGCCGACCCGGCCCGACCTCGACCGGCTGCCGACCCCGCCCCGCAGCGACGAAGAAACCGAGCGCGGCCTGAGTGCCGCGCGCAAGATCAGGGAGGTGTTGCAATGAGCGAAACCACCGGAACCCCGGAAAAACGCGGAACGCAGATGCTCTACAGCGTCGCCGAGTTGGTCACCGAGGCCCTGCGCGAGAACCAGGTCGAGCCGGATCAGGCCCGACAGGTCGGACTGGCGGCCGCCGACCTGGTGCGGCAGCACTATGGCGGCGAGCAGATCTACGTCCCCAAGGGACTGGCGCTGATCATCACCGAGCGAGACCGGGAGATCTACCGCAAGTTCCACGGCGGCAATCATTTTGCCCTGGCAAAGGAGTACGGCCTCACCGTGCGGCAGATCTACAGCATTGTGGCGCGGGTGAAGGAGGAAGAGTTTCTGGCGCGGCAGGGGGATTTGTTCGGGTGAGTATGCCGAAAAAAGCCCCCTTGCGGGGGCAACGGTGGATTTAGATGTCGAAACTTTTTAAAACACTCTTGATGGATGTCTCGCGTTGACGCAACAGCCCGCAAATATCGGCCCAGACACCGACAGGAATTGGGCGCTCTTTGGCCATCCACTGGCGGACGCGGCGAGCATCGGACAATCCGAGAGAACGGGACAGGGCTGTTTGCCAGCGGTCGCCGAAGAGTGCCTTGCCTGCCGCCTCAAGCTCTGCTGGTCCGTAGTTCTTGGCGTGATCAAGGGCAGATGCGTAGTGATAGTAGCCAGTCCAGAACGGCCCTTGATCTTCGCTTTTGACTCCGCCTTCCGGGTCGTGGATGTCGGCCAGCTTATCTACCAACTCGGCTATCATCTCCTGCTTTGCTGCAGTATTGGCCGGATGCTTGAGCATGAGCGCAAGCCCGGAAGCGGGGCGAGTCAACACCGTCTCGATGATGCTGTTGGGCGGGCTGTCAATATCACGGCCTCTCCCAGGCCAGATTGCGCGGCAGATCATGCCGATGGTGTACATGGTGTCTCTGTCCATTTCGTTCCTCCTTATGTGGAGGCCCCGGCCGAAGCCGGGGCGGTGGCTGTTTACCAGATTTTAGACTTGGTGACTTTGTGCCCACCTTTGCCGTCGGCCACAATTTCGTCCCATGTTTCAGTGAGTTCCAGAGTTTTTTTATCAGCTTTAAGGGTGTTGCTAAAACCGAAACCCTTGACCCTGATGCCGGACGGCAACGACTGGAGGATGTGTTGCAAGCTGTAATCGCGGTAGTCGATCCAGAATTCTGCATGATCGATGGAGAGGATTTTGTTTATAACGACGTCGTAGGCCTCAACTTTACCGAGGTAGTTTTGAGCTTCTTCGGTCATTTTCGCCTTGATGTCTTGTGCCCATTTGATTTGCTTTTCAGATCCTTGCATGATCGCCTCCTCAGGCTTATCTTGGGCGGCCCCAATGGCCATCCCTTGTGTTAATACACTGTACCTAAATTTAGGTACAGTGTCAAGCAAAAGATGCAGCTTTTTTTATTTTTTTATTGTTGGGACGCCAGCTCGATCAGCGGCTGGTTTCACCGGCAAATACGTTGACACCAGACCCGCCTTTGCGCTATCAATAAAACTCTTCAATTTCAGCCCTCTACCATCCCGGCAGAGGGCTTTTTCTTTGGAAACGCTTCAACTCCACATCCCCGCCTGAGTCCCCTATCCTGCCCCTATTCCGTGTCCATTGCTGGACCTCCTTTCTTGTTCAGGGGCGGGGCATAGGGTCCCGCCCCGCCTTAAACGTTGCCGCCGACCCTTCCCGGTCGGCCATTCGCACAGAGGGGCGACATGAGCGTATTCAACCAGGCCTTCGCCAAGGTCATCCAGCACGAGGGCGACTACGTCAACGACCCCGCCGATCCCGGCGGCGAGACCCGCTACGGCATCAGCAAGCGCAGCTACCCCGACCTGGACATTGCCAGGCTCACCCTTGAGCGGGCGCGCTCGATCTACTTCTCCGACTTCTGGCTGCGGCCCCACTTCGATCAGGTGCGGCACGCGCCCCTGGCGATCAAGTTGTTCGACCTGGGCGTCAACATTGGCCCCGGCATGGTCATCCGCAAGCTGCAGCAGGCGTGCAATGACCTGACAGGCGAGGTGTTGCGGGTCGACGGCATACTCGGCCCGAAGACCCTGGAGGAGGTCAACAGCTACCCGCACCCGGCGGCCCTGCTGTCGGCGTTCAAAACCCACGTCGGCGTCTACTACCTGAGCCTGGCCAAGGCCAAGACCACCGCGCGGCGGTTCCTGGCCGGTTGGCTGACACGGCTCGATTCCTGATGGAGGGCTTTATGCACACACTGTTGTCGTTATTGATCATCGTCGTCACCTACCTGCTGATCGGCGTCATTATCGGACTGGCGCAGGCCTGGATTTCCGGCGAACGCCCCCGGGGGCTCGACCTCGCCGAGTGGGCCATCGACTGGCCGGTGCTCTTCCGGAGGCGCCGGTGAGCAACATCCTCGAGTCCCTGATCGACGGCGTCAAGGCGGTTGCTCCGGCGGTGGCCAACCTGGTTGTCCCGGGCAGCGGCCCGCTGCTGCACACCCTGATCCGCCAGGTCGCCGGCGACCCACCCGAGACGCCCATCGAAGCTTCGGCCGCCAAGGTGGTCGCCGATCCGCAGCTCTACATCGAGTTGCAGTCCCGCATCATGGACCACGAGACCCGGCTGGCCGAGATTGACGGCAAGCGGCTCGAATCGGTCAACCAGACCATGCGCGAAGAGAGCCGCAGCGAGCGCTGGCCTCAGTACAGCTGGCGTCCCTACAACGGATTCCTCTACGGCACCACCATCTTCTGTGTCTACGTGCTGCTGCCGCTCTGCAATGTCACGGTGCCGGATGTCCCGCAGTGGGTCTGGATCGGCTGGGGCGCCATCCTCGGGGTGACCACCTGGCACCGCGGCAAGGAGAAGCGGATCAAAGCCGGCGACAACCGCCCGGGCATGATCGAGGGCGTCATCAAGGCGGTGCGGGGGGACTGATGCCAGACGAGATTGACCGCGCGAACGCGCTCAACGACGACTTCCAGGCGGCGGCCCTGCGTGCAGCTCGCCGCCGCCTGGCAGCCGGCGAAAGCCTGACCGAGTGCATCGACTGCGAAGAACCGATCCCTGAAGCGCGGCGGCGGGCTGTTCCGGGCTGCAGGCGCTGCATTCAGTGTCAACGAAGCCATGAAATGAAGACGGAGGGAATGTGAATTACGAAGCGTTGCGATTCTGGTTCGGCATTGTGCAATTCATTCTGACCGCCGGAGTCTGGGTCTATGTCTGGCTCTCAAACCGGCAGCGCGCCACAACCAAGCGGGTGCAGGATCTGGAGAAACTCACCCTGGAACGGCTGCAGGAGCATGACGGCTGGCTGAATCGCCTCGACACCAAGCTGAAATACATCCCGACCCGGGATGATCACTCGAAACTCAGCGACCGCATCGAAGATCTGCACGGCGATCTGCACGAGATTTCCGGCGTCCTTTCCGGGTTGCGCCGGGCCGTGGACCTGATGAACGAACACCTGCTGAACAGGAGCGACAAGGGATGAACGCATTTTCCGAACTGATCACCGCCGACATCCGCCTGGTGATACTGCGCACCCTCGAATCCGACCCCGGTTATGACCTCAACGAATCTGTGTTGCAGTCGGTGCTGGCGTCACTCGGTCATAGCGTCAGCCGTGATCGGGTACGCACCGAGCTGCAGTGGTTGGCCGAGCAGGGGCTGGTGACCCTGAAGGACGTGGTCGGCGTGCAGGTTGCCACCCTGACCAAGCGCGGCGCAGATGTCGCCACCGGCCGCGCCCGGGTGCCGGGCGTCAAGCGGCCCGGCCCGGAGGGCTAAAGGCATGGCGCGCAAGAAAAAGCAGCAGTCGAGCATCGACCGGCTGCCGACCGACATCCGCGAAAAGCTGCAGGAACTGCTGCGCGATCCGCGGGTAACTCAGACGGAGGCGACGCGGCGCATCAATGCCATCCTTGAGGAAGACGGGTCCCCCGAGCGGCTGAGCAAGAGCGCGGTCAACCGCTACGACCTGCAGATGCGCGAGGTCGGCAGCAAGCTGCGCCAGAGCCGTGAGATAGCCCAGATGTGGATTGCCAAGCTCGGTGCCACGCCCCAGGGACAGGTCGGCAACCTGGTCAACGAGATCCTGCGCACCCTCTCCTTCGACGCCGCTCTCTGGTTGCAGAACGGCGAGATTGACGCCGAAACCGCCCCGGCGGTCGCCAAGATGCTAAAAGATCTGGCGCTGACCACCATGCGCCTGGAGAAGGCCGCCAACCTGAATGTCGAACGCGAGCGCGAGATCCGGCAGCAGGCGCTGGAAGAGGCGGCCAAGGCTGTCGGCGAAGAAGCCCGGGCCCAGGGCATGAACGAAGACCAAGCCGAGTTCTGGCGCAGGAAAGTGCTGGGGGTCGGCTAGATGGCACTGTCCCCTCTCAAAAGCACCCTGCGCGTCGTCGAATGGGACGAGCTGCCGGCTCAGGCGCGGGAAATTCCGGACGGGTTCAACCCTTTGGACGAAGGGGTCCTGATGCGTCACCAGGCGCAATGGCTGAGCATCAAAGCATCTCTCAAGGTCTGTCCCAAGGGTCGGCGGACCGGGATTACCTTCGCCCAGGCGCTCGATGACACCATCACCGCCGGCAGCCGCAAGAGCGCCGGCGGCGACAACGTTTTCTACATTGGCGACACCAAGGAAAAAGGCCTGGAGTTCATCGGCTATTGCGCCAAGTTCGCCAGAGTGATCGCCGAAGCCCAGGGCCAGGGGGTCAGCGATATCGAGGAGTTTCTCTTTGAAGACCAGGACGACCGGGGGGACACGAAGCATATCAGTGCCTACCGTATCCGTTTTGCCTCGGGGTTTCAGATCGTTGCCCTGTCAAGCCGTCCGGCAAACATCCGCGGTCTGCAGGGCAAGGTGCGGATCGACGAGGCAGCGTTCCATGCTGATGTTCAGGGCGTTCTGGATGCCGCCACGGCGCTTCTGATCTGGGGCGGCGAAATCGTCGTGATCAGTTCGCACAACGGCAAGCGCAACCCCTTCAACGAGCTGATCAAGGACATCGAAGCCGGTCGCTACGGCGATGATGCCCGGGTTTTCACCGTCACCTTCGACCAGGCGGTAGAAAACGGGATTTATGAGCGGGTCTGCATGATGAAGGGGTGGACGCCCTCCGCCGAAGGCAAGAAGAAGTGGTACACGCGGATCAGGGCGGCGTATGGCCCGCGCAAGGCCGCCATGCGCGAAGAGTTGGACGCCATCCCCCGCGACTCGGGCGGCGTGTGCCTGCCGGGGGTCTGGATTGAGCGGGCGATGACCGAAGAGCGCCCCATCGTGCGCCTGACCCTCGATGACGACTTTGTGCGCCAACCCGACCTGGAGCGCCGTGCCTGGTGTGACGACTGGATTCGGCAGTATCTGCGGCCGGTGCTGCTGCGGTTCAACCCGTCATTGGAGCATGTCGCGGGGATGGACTTCGCGCGACATCGACACTTTTCGTCCATCGTCCCTCTGGAAATCCAGCAGAACCTGAACCGCCGTGTTCCATTTGTCGTCGAGCTGAACAATGTGCCGAACCGCCAGCAGGAGCAGATCCTGTGGGCGGTGCTCAAGGGTCTGCCGATGTTTCGGGGGGCGGCCATGGACGCGACCGGGCCCGGGCAGCAGATGGCCGAATACACTGCGGACGAGTTCGGTCATGACGTCATCCACCAGATCGACTTGTCCCGCAAGTGGTACAGCGCCTGGATGCCGAAAATGATCGGGCGTTTTGAAGACGGAACTTATGACCTCCCCCGGGATGCGTCCCTGGAGCAGGATCTGCGGGCGGTTGAAGAGCTCGACGGCATCCCCATGATCGCCAAAATCGAGCGCAGGGATCTGAAAGATCCTGACCTTGTGCGCCATGGAGACTTTGCCATCGGGCTGGCCCTGGCCGAGTATGCCGCGCTTAACAAGGTCATGACGCATATCGAATTTCAATCATCCCCCCTGCCCCGCACCACCGGCGGTGGGCTGAGTAACTTCATGAGGACCTGAGATGGCCGAGACCAGACAGAATAAGCCGGCAGTCGATGAGATAGCGTCCCTGGACCGAGATCAAGGGATCTTTAATGGGTTTTTAAATGTGCTGGAAAACCCGGACAAGATCCTGCGCCTGGAATGCGGCGGCGACATCACGGTCTATGACGATATCGGTCGTGATTCGCGCATCGGCAGCAACCTGCGCACCCGGGCCCAGGCGGTGATCGGCAAGGAGTGGGAGGTGTTGCCGCACAGCGACGACAAGAAGGATGTCGAGGTCGCCGACTACGTCAGGCGGGTTTTTCTGGCCTTCCCGTTTGATATGTCGCGGCGGGCGATTCTGCGTGGCGGGGTGCTCAAGGGGTTTGCCGTCTCCGAGGTGATGTGGGACGTCTCTGAGGGGGATGTCTTTATCCGCGAAATGAAACACCGCGCCCAGCGCCGGTTCCGCTTCGATCTGCAGGGGCACCTGCGGCTGCTGACGCCCGAAGACTCGCTGGACGGCATCGACCTGACCCTCAAGCACCCGCGCAAATTCCAGACCTTCTATTTCGGCGACGAGCCGGAAACGCCCTATGGGGTCGGACTCGGCCGGGAACTGTACTGGCCCTGGTGGTTCAAGAAAAACGGCATCAAGTTCTGGTTGCAGTTCTGCGAGCGATTCGGCTCTCCGACCGGCCTTGGCCGTTATCCGAACGGCGCCACTCCGGACCAGAAGGCGACCCTGCTCAACGCTCTCGATACCATGCGCAGCGGTTCCAGCATCATTGTTCCCGAGGGAATGAGCCTGGAGTTGCTCGAAGCCGCGAAGTCGGGCTCGGTGTCGACCCAGGCCGAGCTGGTGCGCTACATGAACGAGGAGATCTCGATCTGCATCCTCGGCCAGACGGCGACCACCCAGGGAACCCCGAACAAGCTCGGCAACGACACCGCCCAGGAGAATGTCCGCGAGGACCTGGTCAAGGCCGATGCGGACGCCCTGGTCGAGTTTCTGAATGACCAGGTGGTGCGTTGGCTGGTCGACTACCAGTTCCCCGGGTGGGGGCGTTATCCCTCCATGTGGATCCGCGCCGGCGAGGAGGCTGACCTCAACAAGATGGCGGAGCGGGACAAGAACCTGCGCGAGGGTGAAGGCGGAGTGCGCTTCAAGAAGAGCTATTACGTCGGCACCTACGGCCTCAAAGAGGACGAGTTCGAGATCGCCGAACCGGCCAGGACCGCCCCGTCTGATCCGGCCGCCGAGTTCGCGGAAGGCGAGCCCTTCCCCGACCAGACAGCCGTCGACGAACTTGCCGACGGCGTGACGGCGGAGGATCTGCAGGCGCAGATGGAGGGCGTACTCAAGCCGGTACTCGACCTGATCGACCGGGGCGAATCCTTCGAGGCGATCCTGGCGCAATTGGCCGAGGCCTATCCGGACATGGAGACCGCCGGCATCGAGGAGATGCTGGGCCGGGCGCTGTTTGTCTCTGAACTGTGGGGGCGGCTCAATGGCGGGAATTGACCTGAGCTATGCCTTCAGGCTGCCGCCGGAGAAGGCGATCGCCTATTTCCGCGCCAAGGGCTACGCCTTCTCCTGGGACTGGCATGACCTCTGGCAGGAGGCCCACGCCAAGGCCTTCACTGTGGCCAAGGCGCTGCGCATGGATGTGCTGGAGGATATCCGCGACGCGGTCGACCGGGCCCTGAATGAGGGGCAGACCCTGGCCGAATTTCGCCGGGATCTGGAGCCGCGCCTCAAGGCCAAGGGCTGGTGGGGCAAGGTGACGGTCGGCGACGGCGAGGGCGGCGCGCGGCAGGTGCAGCTCGGCTCCCCCTGGCGGCTCAAGACCATCTACCGCACCAATCTGCAGACCGCCTACATGGCCGGGCGCTGGCAGGCGTTCATGGAGAATGTCGACGATCGGCCCTACCTGCAGTATGTCGCCGTGCTCGACTCGCGCACCCGCCCGACGCACCGGGCGCTGCATGGCAAGGTGTTCCGCTACGACGATCCGTTCTGGCGCGACCTTTATCCGCCCAACGGTTGGGGCTGCCGCTGCCGGGTGCGGGCGCTCTCAAGTGATGACATCGCAGCTCGCGGGCTGCGCGTCGAGCAGTCGGGCAAGCGGCTGTCGACGGAAGAGGCCCTGGTCAGCAAACAGACCGGCGAACTGCGCCAGGTGGCGGCCTATCGCTTCAGGGACCCGGTCACCGGCAAGCCCCTCACCATGCGGCCGGACGTTGGCTGGAGCTACAACCCGGGGATGGCCTGGCAGGAACCGTTTGTCCCGCGGCAGGTGGAGGGTTCCTTGCCAGAAGCCGGCAGGGTTGTCGGGGCCGCTTTCCACCCCAAAACACCAATAGACAAACTGCCGGCAAAGCCGATCGGAAAAGACATGTTGTTGCCTCGCCACCAGGAAAGCGGCTGGAGCGAAGAGGAGTACATCAATGTGTTCCTGGCGGAATTCGGGACCAGCTTTGGGCAGCGCCCTGTTGTTTTTCGCGACGTGGTTGGCGATCCTCTGGTCGTATCGGCGGAGCTGTTCAGGGATCGTAAAGATGGTGGTTACAAGGTCAAGCGGGCGGATCGGGAAATTTATTTGAAACTGCTTGCCGACACGATCAAAGACCCGACCGAGGTCTGGGTTACATGGGTTAAAAAGGGCGGCCGGGTGCGTCTGTGTAGACGCTACATCGGGCTTTACCGGGGAGACAAGAAGCGGTTGGGGGGGTATGTGGTTTTTGATCTGGTCGATGACACCTGGCAGGGAACAACAACTTTCAAGCCACGCAACCTGAGGTATCTCGATCAGCAACGAACAGGCACCCTGCTGTACACAAAAAAATAGAGGCTGGTGGTTCGCTGGCCCAGATAAGGTGCCTCCTCCCCGTAGGGAGCATCCCACAGCCTCTGAGTAAACCTAGCACACTGGGAAAGGTTGTCAAGTGATCAAGATTTCCGTCGACAGCAGCAGGCTCGATGCCCACCTGGCCGCCCTGCGGCGGCGCACGGACGATCTCTCGCCGGTCATGCGCCAGATCGCCGGGATCATGCACGATGCGGTGGAAGAGAACTTTGCGCAGCAGGGCCGTCCGCGTTGGGAGGGATTGGCGCCCGCGACGATCCAGCAGCGCAAGCGCAAGGGCTATTGGCCGGGCAGCATCCTGCAGCAGCGTGGAGAGTTGGCGGCGTCGATCGAGCAGGGGGCCAACAGTCGCCAGGCCTGGGTCGGCACCAACAAGCGCTATGCCGCCATCCAGCACTTCGGCGGCAAGGCCGGGCGCGGGCGCAAAGTGAAGATTCCGGCGCGACCGTACCTGGTTCTCCACGCCGACGATCTGACGCAGATCGAAATGGCCGTTGTCCGGTTTTTGTCCAAAGGCTGAAAATCGCCCCAGAGAGACGAACGCCGCGCCTGGTGCGGGCGTAGGGTGCTGAAAATCGAGATCGTCGCACACGGGCAAATTTAAAGACGGTTTTAATGGGGTTCCAAGACAGGTCGTCGCAGTTTTTGAAGGACTTCACCGGGACAGACAGACAGTAACCCTCTACGGTGCGGGAACGCACCGTAGTGAATGGAGGCAGTATGGCTCAGAAAATTGAAATCTTCAGACCGGGAACGCACACCACCATGCACGGCGAAACGATCACCTTCACCGAAGACGATCTGCTGAGTATGGCCGCGTCCTATGACCCGCAACTGTTTGAGGCGCCGCTGGTTGTCGGGCACCCGAAACATGATCTGCCGGCATACGGTTGGGTCAAGGCGGTCGAATTCGCCGATGGCGTGTTGCGTGCCGATCCCGACCAGGTCGAGCCGCAGTTCGCCGAAATGGTCAAGGCCGGGCGTTTCAAGAAGATCTCGGCGCGCTTCTATCGCCCCGATGCCGCCGACAACCCCAAACCCGGAGCCTGGTACCTGCGCCATGTCGGATTTCTGGGCGCCGCGGCACCGGCGGTCAAGGGCCTCAAGTCGGCCTCGTTTGCCGGGGACGAGGCGGGCACGGTGACGGTCGAGTTCGGCGACTGGAGTGATGTGCAGACCGCGTCGCTGTTTCGCCGCCTTCGTGAATGGATCATCGACAAGTTTGACCAGGCCGAGGCGGACAAGGTTCTGCCCAATTACATCGTTGAGGATATCGAACGAGAAGCCCACCGGGAACCGGCCGCGGCTGCGGTTCCCGGTCCCGAATTCAGTCAACCTGCAGACAAGGAGAGCACCATGACCGAAGAACAGTTGAAGCAACAGAAAGAGGACCTGGAGAAGAAACAGGCCGACTTCGCCGAGCAGGAGCGCCGGTTCAGGGAACGCGAGGAACAGTTGGCCCGCCAGGCCGCCGAGTCGCGTCAGGCCGAAGCCGTCGCCTTCTGTGACGGCCTGGTCAAGGACGGTCGGCTGCTGCCCGCCCACAAGGAGCGGATGGTGGCCTTCATGACCAGCCTGTCGCCGGAGACCAGCGTCGAGTTCGGCGAGGGTGACGGCAAGAAAACCGAATCGCAGCTGGCGGCGTTCAAAACCCTGGCCCGGGAGATGCCCAAGGCGATCGAGTTCGGTGAGCGGGCCGGGGTCGACCTCGGCGATCCCCCGTCGCAGGCTGATGGCAAGAATGATGTGTCTTTCAGCGCCGACCTGACCGCCTGCGTGTAAGGCGGACTTCAAACCAGGCTTCAAGCACTTTTGATGAGGAGAAACGATCATGACCATTAACGGAAAAACCGCATCTTTCGGGTGTAATGAAGAAAAAGCCGGCCTCCCCGGACACGGCCCGGTGCTGGTGGGGGTCTCTCTCACCTCCAATGACGGCATCTATCCGGTCGGCCTGCTGCTGACCCGCAATGCTGCCGATGTCGCCAAGCCTCTGCAGGAGGTGAGTGCCGAGAACCTCGGTGCCGGCGACGGCGCCGCGACCCAGTTCACCGGCACCCTGGCGGCCGCCCTGCCGGTCGAGCCCGGCACCCTCTCGATCACTGACGGGGTCGAGACGTTCGCCGATGACGGCAGTGGCCGGCTGACCGGCGATGCCGGCGGCAGCGGCACCATCAACTATGCCACCGGTGCTTTTGATGTGACGTTCAACGCCGCGCCGGTCAACGCCGCGCCGGTGACGGGCGACTACATCACCGCCATCGATGGCGTGCTGGATGAGGAGGTCGACACGTCCGCCAGCGATTCGGGCAACGCCGTGGTGCACGGCACGGTTGCCAAGCAGACTCTCAAGGTCGGCGCGACCGCCAAGGCCGCACCGTCGGCGGCGCTGCTCAAGGCACTGCGCAACGACGGCATCTATCCGCTGTAATCAATTCACCAGGAGATAAAGACACCAACCCTTCACAAGGAGATAAAGGCATGAAGAAACTCTTTTTCGGATTGATCCCCTGGCTGGCTCTGGCCATGCTGGCTGTTGCCCTCTTCCCGGCCGGCAGTGCGCTGGCCGCGCCGACCGGTCCGGATATCCACGCTCCCCTGCTCGGGATGGCCGGGTTCATCAGCTTGCGCAACCTGTTCACCGCCGACGCCATTGCCCAGTACCTGAAGGTTCTGCCCAAGTTGCGCACTCCGGTCATGGACACGGTGTTCGCAAACCGGCCCCAGTTGGGGCTGCCGATTGTCGGGCGAGACGAAGTCAATACCGTAGTGCAGGCCATGCCGTTGCGCCGCCGCGGAGCCGGGTCGGTGCCGGTGCCGGGCAGCAGCGGATCGGCGGACTTCTACGAGCCGTTCCCGATCAACCCCGACATTTTCGTCGGCGCGCATGATCTGAACAATCTCAAACTGCTCGGCCAGTCGAGCCTTGAGGCCTGGGCGCGGAGCAAGACCGACGTGCTGCGGCGGACGATCCGCGCGACCACCGAGGCGATGGCGGCCAAGGCGATCACCGGCACCCTGGCCTGGCCGGTGCTGCTGGAAGGCGGCGGCTACGATACCTACCAGGTCAGCTTCGGATCGCCGCTGGCCTACGCGCCGACCAAGCTTTTCACCGATGCCGGAGCGACCATCAAGGACGTGTTCGAAACCCTCGACAATATGGCCGAGTTGATCCAGGACAACGGCTACGGCAGCCAGATCGAGTTCTGGGCCGGAAAGACCGCCTACGGCGCCCTGCTGGGCCTGGCGGACAACCACAAGTCGACCGCCAAGATCCGGGTCGAGGTGACGTCCGAGGGGATCAACATCGGTGACTACCTGATGAAGCGGCGCACCGAAAAGAACCGCAACCCGCAGTCCGGCGCCATGGAGTCGGTGGTTGCCGACACCGACATGCTCGCCGTCGCCCTGGACGCCGGTCACCTGATGCCCTACACCGCCCTGGACGATCTGGACGCCAAGCTGCAGCCGCTGCCGATGTTCGTCAAGCCGATTGCGAAGCAGAACCCCTCCGGGGTGCAGCTGGTCGGCATGAGCAAGCCCTTCCCTTCGCCCAACATGAAGGGGATCTGCAAGGCTACCGTCGCTGCCTAAGCCGCAGCGCCTCCCGCTGCCATGACATGCCATCCCCGGGGCGGGTCCGCCCGCCCCGGGCCTTCTTGGATCCTAAGCCATGAGCTACTGCACACAGACCGACATCCAGAACAAACGCATCCCCGAAGAAACCCTGATCCAACTGACGGATGATGTCGGGGTTGGGGTCGTTGACCCGGGCGTGGTCAGCGAGGCGATCGCCGAGGCGGACGACCTGATCGACGGCTACCTGCGCGGCCGTTATCAGTTGCCACTGGCCAGTGTACCGAAGGTGCTGGGCGGGCTGTCGGCTTCGATCGCGGCCTTCAAACTCTATGGCCGGCGGCCTGAATTCGGCACGCCGGAGCATGTGGTCAAGGCTCATGACGCGGCCCTGAAGACTCTCGACAAGATTCAGAAGGGGGCTGTCCGGCTGGGGCTTCCGGATCTCGACGGCGTCGAAGAGACCGGGGACAAGCCTGAGGTCAGCGCCCCGACACAAATCTTTGACGACACGTCACTGGAGAATTTCTAGCCATGATCACCGAAACCAGCGACGCAATTCTGAGCCGCCTGAAAGAGATTCCCGGCATCAAGACCTTCGGCGAGTGGGCCGGGCAGGTGGAGGATTTACTCAGAAAACCGCAGCTGCTGCCCAGCCTGCATGTCGTCTACAACGGTGCCAAGTTCAGCCCGCAGGAGATTATCGGCGGCAACGTGGCGCCGCATCGGATGAATTTTGCCGTCATCCTCATCAGCCGGAACCTGCGCAGCAGGCAGAGTGGAGCACTCGCCTGCTACCAGATTATTGAGAGTGTGAGGGCCAAGCTCATCGGATACCAGGTTGCCGCCGGCGGACTCTGGCCGGTGGAGGAAGAACTGATCAGCGCCAGCAAGGGCGTGCTGGCCTACGGGCTGGAATACACCATCGACACAGAAACGGAGTAAACCATGAAAATCGTCTACACCGAAGGACCTGACAAGGTCACCATGGGCGCCGCCGGCGAGTTCCGCCGGGGTGAGCCGCGGGATGTCGCCGACGAGCTGGCCGAGCGGCTGCTCGCCAAGAAGAGCATCAATTTTCAGCCCGCCGAGGCTCCCTCCGGCGGCCGGAAGCGGAAGGAGGGCTAAGCCATGCCGCAAGCCAGAGGCGCGAACGCGCAGGTGATTATCCAGGAAGAGACGACCTTCAAGACCGATCCGGCCACGCCCGATGCCCACAAGGTGCATTTTTCCAGCTGCGGCATCAAGCTCTCCCGCGGGCTGGAGAGTTCGGACGTCATTCAGGGCAACCGCAATCCGTCGAAGCCGGCGCGCGGTGTCGACGACGTGTCGGGCGGGATCTCCACCGAGCTGCAGGCTTACATCGCCCTGCTGTTCAAGGCGGCGCTGGGCTCGGTGACCACCACCGGTACCGGTCCGTATGTGCATACCATCAAGGTCGGCTCAAGCCTGCCTTCCCTGCTGGTTGAAAAGGGCTTTACCGACATCAACCAGTTCTTCAAGTACAACGGCTGCAAGGTCTCGAAGATGACCCTGGCGGTGACGCCGAAGGGGTTTCAGAAGATCGATTTCGACTTCATCGGCGCCAAGGAGACGGTCTCCGGGACCTCGTTCGACGCCACGCCGACCGACCTCGGCAAGCAGAGCTTTAACGGCTTCGCGGTCGGCGCCATCGAGGAGGGCGGCGCGGCAATCGCCGACGTGGTCGGCATCGACGGGCTGTCGATCGAGAACAACCTCGACGGCGACCAGTACAGCGTCGGCGGGGTCGGCGAACGTGACGACATTCCCGAGGGGATGGTCAAGGTCAGCGGCACCCTGAAGGCCCGCTTCAAGGATCTGGCCCTCTACACCAAGGCGATCAACAACACCGAGAGCAGCCTGCGGATCCTCTGGCAGCTCGGCACCGGCGCCGGTTCGGCGGGCAACGAGAGCCTGGAGATCAAACTTCCGGAGCTGATCTACTCGCCCAACGCACCGATCATCGACGGACCGAAGGGGATTCTGGTCGACCTGCCGTTTGAAGCGTTCTATGAGAACAGCAGCGAGGCGAGCGCCATGCAGATCATCATCAAAAACACCCAGGCAACGATCTGATGGAGGCGACGATGGTCAAGCGGTATGAGATCGGCGGCAAGGCCTACACCCAGAAGAAGCTGGTGCTGGGGCAACTCCGCCAGCTGATGGAGGTGCTGCAGGGCACGGCGCTGCCGGTCGAGGCCGGAGCGATGGCGATGGTGGCGGCGCTGGGAGAACGCCTACCGCTCTGCCTGGCGGTAGTGCTGACCGAGGAGGGGCGGTCCCCGGCGGGCAAGGATCTGCCCGCCCTGGCGGATGAAATCGAATTCAGCATTACCCCGGAAACGGTGATGGAGGTGGTGGAGGATTTTTTCGGCTGCAACCCGATTGTCTCTCTGCTCGACCGAGCAACGGCGATGATCGGGAACCTCTCGACCAGGATGATGCCGACACCGACCGCATCGAGCAACTCGTCGTCCTCCTCTCCGGAGGCGACATCACCAAACGGGACAGCATCCTCTGGGGATGCCGACTCGACGAGGTAGCCCCTTACGCCCGCTACCAGGGGCGGCAGGTTCTGTTCCGGGAGGCGGTGATTGCGTTCCTCGGCGCAGGGGATGCGGAACGACCGGAAGACACCTACTGCACGGCCTGCCGGCAACTGGGTGACGATGACTGTGACAACTGCGACCGGCAAATCGAGGTGATTGATGTCTGACATGAAGCTGCAGCTGATTCTGGAGGCCCAGAACAGAACCGACAAAGCATTGCAGGATCTGCAGAAGGAGCTTGGGAAGATAGAGAAGGCTGGTTTGAGCCTGAAAAAGCTTTTTGCGGTCGGCGGAGGACTGTTCGGCGGTCTGGCTCTGAAAAGTCTTGCGTCAGACATGCTGGATATCACTCGGCAGTTCCAGGGGTTGGAAGCCTCACTGGTTACGGTGACGGGTTCGGAACGGGCGGCAACCCAGGCATTCGCCAGGCTACAGCAATTTGCAACGGAAACTCCGTATCAGCTGACCGAGGTCGTTGAGGCGTTCACAAAACTGAAGGCGCTGGGCCTGGACCCAAGCACCGCAGCCATGCGTTCGTATGGCAACACCGCCAGTGCTATGGGCAAAAGCCTTGACCAAATGATCGAAGCTGTTGCTGATGCAGCGACAGGAGAGTTCGAACGGCTGAAAGAGTTTGGCATCAAAGCTCGCCAAAATGGCGATACGGTGCGTTTCACCTTCCGTGGCGTAACTACTGAGGTGAAGAACTCGGCCAAGGAGATCGAAGCTTACCTGCGGCGGATTGGCGAGGTCGAGTTCGCTGGCGGCATGGATCGGCAGATGGAGACCCTAGGCGGTGCTCTGTCGAACCTGGAAGACAACTGGGACAACCTGCTTACCGCCTTTGGCAACCTCTTGCCAATCCGTGAGGCGGTCGAAGCGTTGTCGACCCTGACGGCTCAAATCCGAGAACTTGTTGCTCCAACTCTGCGTGGGCAAATAGCCGACCTTGATCAGCAGATCCGGTTCGTCGGTGAGCAGATGAACGAGGCCGAAGAGATTGCCATGTACAGCGGTGGATCTGCCAACCTCAGTGGGTTGGAAAAGCAGATGGCCGAACTTGAAAAACGTCGGGCCAAGCTGCAGGCTGAGCTGGACAAATTGATGAAGTCCCCGAAAGAAAAATCACATGGTCGGGGTGGTGACACAAGGGGAGGTTCTGTCGACCCTGTAAAACAGAAGTCGCTGGCCGGACAGAATTTTTATGGTGACGGAATATGGGAAAAACAGGCCAGAGAGCGTATTGCAAGAGAGAAAAAGGTTCTGGATGCGCTCTACGAAATGAACAAGGAAAGGTTCAAAGACATTGCCGCGGTTGGTATCGCCGAAGGGAGAAAAACTGCAAAAGATTCCTGGCGGGCCAAAGACGAAGAATTGGAACAGGTTAAAGACCGGGCCAAGTCAGCAAAGCTTGAGATCGATGCGTTGCTCAAAGATACAGACGGAGCCCTGACCGAGCTGACCCAGTTCGGCGTGCAGGCGGCGCGCAACATCCAGGACGCCTTCGCCGACTTTCTATTCAACCCCTTTGAAGACGGCCTTAACGGCATGTTAAAGGGCTTTGGCGACACGGTCCGCAAGATGCTTTCTCAGGTGGCGGCCAACCAGATTCTTTCGGGGCTGTTCGGCGGGCTGGCGGGCAGCAGCAACTCTTTTCTGTCGTTCATCGGTAAATCCTTCAGCACTCCGGTGCATCACGACGGCGGCACCTTCACCCCGAAATTCCACGTCGGCGGCCTGAACAACAATGAGGGGTTCGCCATCCTGGAGCGGGGCGAGCGGGTGCTCTCGCGCGACCAGAACCGCACCTTTGACAAACTGGCGGCGCTGCTCGACGGCGCCGGCGGCAGTGGCGGGACACGGGTGACGATCGTCAACCAGGGGGAGCCGGTGCAGGTGGCCGCAGTCAGCCAGTCACGCGGCAGCGACGGCACCCGCGAGCTGGTGATCCAGCTGGAGAAGAAGCTGGCCGGGCGGTTGTCGGCCCAGGGCGGCGCCCTGGCCGGAGCTCTGGAACGCACCTACGGCCTGTCACGCACGGGGAGATGATAGATGGCGAATCCGACCTGGCCGGCCTCACTGCCGCAGAAATTTTCCCGCAACGGCTATGCTGAAAAACGCAACGTCGGCACGGTGCGCTCGAAGATGGACACCGGCCCGGACAAGGTCCGGCGGCGCTTCACCGCGGTGCCGACCACCCTGGCCGGCAGCATGAAGATGACCACCGCCCAGACCCAGACCCTGGACACCTTCTATCAGCAGACCCTGGCCGAGGGATCCCTGGTGTTTGACTGGGTGCATCCGCGCACCGGCGCGGCGGTGTCGATGCGGATGCTGGAGCCGCCGGATGTGCGCGATGCCGGTCCCGATCGGTGGGCTGTGAACATGAAGATGGAGATTCTGCCATGAGCCGCACTTTGAGCCCGGCGGCAACCCGGGCGGCCTTTGACCAGCAGACCGCCGAGGCGTTTCTGTTCCGGCTGCAGATCGATCATCCATCCTTTGCCGCGCCGCTGCGCTTCATCAACGACCAGGTGGATCACACCGATGTTGGCGGCAACACCTGGACCGCCTATCCCTTCGCCCTGACCCTGCCGAATGACACGGACGAGGAGGTCAGCCAGGTGACGCTATCCATCGACAATGTCGACCGGCAGATCGTGCAGCAGATCCGCGCGATCAGCGGCGAACCGACGGTCAGCCTGTGGGTGGTGCTGGGCAGCGACATCGATGACATCGTCGCCGGGCCGTACCAGTTCAGCCTGCAGAATGCCAACTGGACGGCGCTGGTGGTGAGCGGCACGCTCGGTTTCGAACCGATTCTGAATCTGGCCTGGCCGGCGCATCAATTTACGCCGGACACGGCCCCGGGGATGTTCTGGAAATGACCTGGTGGAACGATTACATGGAGATCCCCTTTGCCGACCATGGCCGCGACCGCCGCGGCTGTGACTGTTACGGCCTGGTGCGCCTGGTGCTGGCCGAGCGATTCGGCGTGGATCTGCCGCCGATGACGGTCGGCTACGACAGTGCCGCCGACCGGGAGGCGGTGGCCGGGATGATCGCCGGCAATGCGCTGCTGACCGGCTTTGAACAGGTCAAGACGGTTCGGCCCGGCGATGTGCTGGTGATCCGTCAGGCGGGCAGCAACTGCCACCTGGCGGTGGTGGTGGCTCCGGGACTGGCGCTGCACACCGAACGGGGCAAGGGCGTGGTGGTTGAGAGTTACAACCGGCCGCATCTGCGGCCGCGCATCAGGGAGGTCTGGCGTCATGAGTCAATCTGACCAGGTGCGGGTGGTCGCCTGTCCGAATCCCTTCAGGCAGGCCAGCGTCGACATGCTGGCGGCGCAGGGCAGCACCCTGCAGCAGATCATTGAACAGGCCCAGCCGGACCCGATTCTGCGGGCCCATGCCCATGTCTTTGTCGATGACCTGGAGATCGCGCCTGAGTTGTGGGCCGAGACGGTGCCGGAGACCGGCCAGCTGGTGATCCTGCGGGTGGTGCCGCACGGTGGCGGCGACGGCGACAAGAACCCGCTGGCAACCATTTTGTCGATCGTGGTGATCGCGGCGGCGGCGTTGGTGAGTAACGGTGCTGCTGCCGGGCTGCTCGGTTCAGCCTTTGCCGAAGGTACGGTCGGGGCCGCCGCCCTCGGTGCAGGTGTCGGCATCGTCGGATCGCTGGCGGTGGCGGCCATTGCTCCGCCCCCGAGCCAGAGGCTGGGCCAGCTCTCCGGATCCAGCGCCAAGGAAAGCCCGACCCTGAGCATCAGCGGCGCACGCAACCAGCTTCCGCCCTATCGGCCGATTCCGCGGCTGTACGGCAAACACAAGATCACGCCGTTCTTCGGCGCCCCGCCCTATACCGAACTGGTCGGGCAGGATCAATACCTGCGGCTGCTGTTCGTGCTCGGTTACGGGCCGCTCGACATCGACGAGTCGACGTTCAAGATCGGCGAGAACCTGCTCAGCGGTTACCAGGGCGTGCAGTACGAGGTGCGCGAGGGCTATGCCGGAGAGACGGCCTGCACCCTGTACCCGGGCCAGGTCACCGAGACCGGGGTCGGCACGCTGTTGAGCAATGCCGCCGGTTGGGTACAGCAGACGACGCTGCCGGACACCGACGAAGCGTCGATCGATGTCATCTTCGCGCGCGGGCTGGTGGAGTTTGACAACCAGGGCAACAAGCAACCGCTGACCGTCGACTTCGATGCCGAGTACCAGGCGGTGGGCGATACGGTCTGGACCAGTGTCAGCCCGATCGTTGACGTCCCGCAACAGACGGTGACGCCGCCGGCGCCGCCGGTCCCCTATTACGATTACATCGAGGATCAGGGAGGATAGGACATGAGTTACGTCTATCCCTCACGCATTGACCTGTTCGTTGTGGACCAGGTGACCGGCGAGATTTCGGTCATCAAGGGCAAAGAGGGCGGCTCAACACCGACCGCTCCGGCGCACACCTGGCCGATCTGCAGTCTGCAGCGCACGGCAGATCGGTATCCGGTTGCCGGGGATCTGGTCGATCTACGCCCGGCCGCGGTCACGGCGCTGGACGCCAACACCCTGGCGCCGTCGCTGGAATCACCCGGCGCGTCACACAATGTCGTGTTCGCCGCGGGGCAACTGCAGACCGACAGCCTGTCTGTGCAGGCCAAGCGCGCCGAGGCGGTGCGTTACGGCATCCCGGTCAAGTTCCCGGCCCGCGGCCAGTACAACGTCCGGATCCGCCGCACCACCGCCGACCGCACCGGCAACAGCCAGTTCGACCAGGCGACCTGGTCAGTGCTGCGCAGCATCAAAAACGAGGATCCGATCGCCAAGCCCGGGCTGGCCAAGGTGGCGCTGCGGATCAAGGCCACCGATCAACTCTCCGGCGTGATCGACACCTTCAGCTGCATTGCCGAATCGGTGCTGCCGGACTGGGACAGCACCACCCAGAGCTGGATCACCCGCCGCACCAGCAATCCCGCCTCGATCTTCCGTGACGTGCTGCAGGGTGCCGCCATGAAGCTGCCGGTGGTCGACAGCCGCATTGACCTGGCCGAGTTGCAGACCTGGTGGCAGGAGTGCCAGACCAACGGTTACGCCTACCGGGCAGTGATCGACTACCAGAGCACGCCGTTTGAGATGCTGCGCAATGTCGCGGCGGTGGGCCGGGCGCGGTTCACGATGCGCGACGGGCTGTTTTCGGTGGTGCGCGACTCGGCGGCGATTTTGACGTCGGGCGTCAAGCAGGTGATCACTCCGCGCAACAGCTGGGACGTGAAGGGCGAGAAGTCGTTTGCCGAGATCCATGGGGTGACGGTCAAGTACATCAATCAGGCGCTCGACTACCGCCAGGACGAGGTGACGGTCTATGCCGCCGGCTACACCAGCAGCAACGCCACCAAGGTGGATGTCATCGAGCTGCCGGGCGTGACCATCTACGAGCAGGCCTGGAAGGCCGCCAACTACTACCTGGCGGTGGCGACCCTGCGGCCGGAAACGCACAGCCGGATGATGGACGTCGAGCACCTGGTGGTGACCAGCGGCGACCTGATCCGGGTGACCGACGATGTCGCCATGCACGGGCTCAGTGCCGGGCGCATCAGCGCCATCGCCACCGACGGCAGCGGCAACGTCACCGGCATCACCCTGGACGAGGTCTGCGCCATGGAGGCGGGCAAGACCTATGCGGTGCGGATCCGCTACGCCACCGGCGGTGACCTGTATCGGGCGATCGACACGGTGGCCGGCGAACAGACCAGCCTGACGTTTTCGGTGGCGATTCCGCCTGCGCAGGCGCCGGAGGTTGGCGACCTGGTGGCCTTCGGCGAGACCGACCAGGAGACCGCCGAGAAGATCGTGCATCACATCGAGATGGGCGATGACCTGACCGCCCGCATCTACTACGTCGACGCGGCGCCCGGCGTCTATACCGCCGACAGCGGCACGGTGCCGGCCTACAACCCGCAGATGACCGTGCCGGCGGATATCCATGCTGCTTTGCCGGGCGTACCTGTGATTACCGGGGTGATCAGCGATGAGACGGTGATGACGCGCAACCCCGATGGCAGTGTGCAATATCACATTGCGGTCACCGTACAACCGACGGCGGGTACGGTGCCGACCGAAGCGATCGAGCTGCAATACAAGATCTCGACCGAGCAGCCGCCCTGGACGGTGATCGGGCCGCAGCCGGTCGGCGACCCGGTGTTGCTGACCGGTCCGGTCGAGCGCGGCACGACCTACAATCTGCGGGCACGGGCGGTCAGCAGGTACGGCACCGTCAGTGACTGGATTTCGGTTGACGAAACGGTGATCGGCATGTCGCGTCTGCCGTCGCCGGTCAGCAACCTGCGTGTTGAAAACAGCACCGGCGACGGCGTTACCTTTGCCGACGTGGAATGCCACCTGGTGTGGGACGCCCCGTCCGGCCCGTGGGACGATCCGGCTCGGATCGACCATTACCATGTCGAGGTTTGGGACACGTCCCACACCACCTTGCTGCACAGCGAAGATGTGGATCAAACCCGCTTTGACCTGACGCTTGCCAAGAATCAGGCGTTGACCGGCGGGCCGTACCGTACCTTCCAGGCGCAGGTCACGGTGGTTGACGTCTTTGCCGGTAACAGCAGCCCGGCAACGATAACTCCCGTCAACCCGCAAAGCCCCCAGATTACCGGGATTGCGGCGGTCTCCGAATTCGGGGTGGCGCGTATCAGTTGGGACGAGATTGCCGATCTGGCACTTGCCGGAGTCGAAATTCACGCCAGCCAGACCCCGGGGTTCACGCCCGGGGCGGGGACGCTGCAGGTTGTTGTGCCGGCGCGCACCCGCGAGCACCGGCTCAGTCTTGCGGACGGCCTTTGGTACATCCGGGCTGGGGCATTCGATGTCTTCGACAAGCAGGGCGTTACGTACAGTAGCGACGTTTCGGTCACGGTATCGTCCACGATTGATGCCACAAATGTGACGGCCTTCTACGAACAAATCAGCAACCTGTACCCGGTGCCGGTCACCAAGGGTGCGGTTTGGACGACCGATGGCACGAATCTGAGCTGGAACGCGCATGAGCTTTACTACATGGGCGTCAAGTACAGCATTGCGGCGGGGTCTACTACCGGTGGCAACCCGTTTGTGTATTGGGACAAAGCGGTTTCCACCACCACTTATCAGGAGACCAATAACCAGACCACGTTTGACAATTTGGATCGGTCCGCAGACCAGTGGCAGATCGCCGTCAATAACGGCGCCAGCTTCGATCTGGCGTGGACTGCCGCCGCCAATATGGTCATCGGCACCGCGATGATTGGTAAGGCTGCTGTACAGGACGCCAACATTGGCGACATTATCCAGAGTGCGGGCTTTACCTGGGATGTTGCTGGTCAGAATTGTGTGGGTTGGCAGTTCGATAAGACCGGTACCTTGAGACTCAACGCCATTGAAGTGCGTAGGACCGACGGCACTCTTCTCATGGACGTCAACGGCACCGACTGGGCTGGAGTGATCGGAGCCGGAAAACCAGCAGACAACGCCACGGTGGGGGCCACATGGGGAACTGACGTAAACGGGATCCCTCCGTACTTTGGCGGGGCCAACATGGTTCCTGCGGCTTACTCGACGTTCGAGGGGACAACGCTTCCGCCGGTTTCCTATAAGGCCACTTCAGTTTTGCCTGAACTTGACACGACGGTGGCGGGGCCGATTTCGTCACAAACTCTGCGGTTGACCAACCTTGGTACGGATGGCTGGTGTTACTTAGATGCATCAGCCAATGGCCTCAACATCCCAATCACTCCCGGCAAAAAGTGGATACTGAGTTTCTACGCCAAGGGTGATACCGCAAGCATGTCTGCTCAGATGTACCTCCACACGAAAAACGGAGCTGGGACAGATATATGGAAGGTTAAATCGTTTACTCCCAGCATCACTGGGTTTAACCGTGAGTTCGCCATCCTTGACCTCACCTCAGTGGTCGACGGCACCGGCCTCAATATCCGCATTGACAACGATGGCCCCGTCGGTTCCAAGCTGTGGATTGACGGCGTGATGCTGGAACCTTACGTTGAGGGTCAGACCGAGCCGAGTCCTTTCGTCAAACCTCTTCCGGGAGCCGGTAAGTTGGCGCTACAAAATACTGCCGATTGGGGTACCGATTTAGCGGGAGTCCCTGCGAATTTGGCGTCTTTGACGGGTGCGGAGAATATTAATAATCAGCAGATTGTCATAA